AAACTAAATCTGCTAGGATGCCTGCCTTCTTTGAGCATAGCAATGTCAACCTCCCCCAATATGCTTGAGGTTCTTGGGATGAATTCCCGTGGACTTATTCATGCACTAGAAGAATCCTTTCCACCCACCAACCCTACACCTGACGATACAATGCAAAAAATTATGTACCGATCCGGTCAACGTAGTGTCGTTGAGTGGGTCATTAAATATATGGAGGATAACTGATGTCAGAAGCAGTAGCAGCTTCATCAGCTTTGTACAAAAAGCTAAAAAAGATGAGCAGCGGATACAACCTTTTTGCATCAGGTATAGCACCGAAGCTAGAAAAGGAAATTAAACAGGCAAATAAAGCAGCTAAGAAAGCAGGTCAACTAATTACCGGTTATAAACCTTTAAGTTATAGTGGCTCTGGCGCTGGTGGTTGGAAAAGTTCAATTCAAGTTCCTATTTATGGTATTAGTGCTGCACAAAAAATTAAAGAAATTCAGGCAGCACAGGCAGAGTCTTCTTCAGCATTGACGCAACAATTTGACGCACAGCAAGCTGACATCGCCAAACAACTAAAGATTATTCAAGAAGAAAAAAGTGCCGTCAGTAAAATGACGGACGAGTATACGCAATTGCTGATTAAAGAAGCTGAAGCCAAGAAAAAAGCTCAAGAACAAGCTCTACTTGCTGCACAAGTGCAAGCAGCCAATCAGGCAATGGCAAATAAAGCTTCTAATTTCCAAATTGCACCCGCTGGTCAGACACCCAAGGCTGCTGGTACAGCTGGCTTTAAGAAAATGGCTACACAATTCACGCCTGTGACTGCTTACGGTGGTCTGGGCATTGGTACATCCGGAATGGTTAACGTCTAATGACAGCTAAACAACGCTATGACAGACTGTCTTCACGCCGTTCCCAGTTCCTCAATTCTGCTAGACAAGCATCAGACCTGACTCTCCCCTATCTTATTCGGGAAGATGAACTTACCTCCAAGACAAGCTTGAGGTTGCCACAACCGTATCAATCAACTGGAGCCAAAGGTGTGGTGACGCTTGCAAGTAAACTTATGCTTGCATTGCTACCTCCACAAACTAGCTTCTTCAAGCTGCAGGTAAATGACATCAACCTTCCTCAAGAACTAGGTCCGGAGATTAGGTCTGAGCTAGACTTGTCGATGGCTAAAATTGAGCGTACCATCATGGAATCTATTGCGGAGTCCGGTGACCGTGTTATCGTTCACCAAGCACTCAAGCACCTGGTGGTAGCTGGTAATGCTCTTGTCTTTATGAGCAAGGATGGGCTTAAGCTTTATCCTCTCAACCGCTATGTGGTAGACAGAGATGGTAACGGTAATGTTATTGAGATCGTAACAAAAGAAACAGTCTCGAAAAAACTGGTAAAAAATTTTTACCCAGATCTCATAAAACCTGGTGTGGTAGATGACACCACTATGCCAGACGATGAATGTATTATTTACACGCACGTTACTCGCGATAACAATCGCTGGGTATGGCACCAGGAAATGTTTGATGAAGTCTTACCTAAGTCTCAAGGTAAGGCACCTATTGACGCCAACCCCTGGCTCGTGCTACGCTTCAACCATGTTGACGGCGAGGTCTACGGACGTGGTAGAGTGGAAGAGTTCCTGGGTGACCTGAAGTCACTTGAAGCTCTGTCACAAGCCATCGTCGAAGGCTCCGCTGCAGCTGCTAAGGTAGTATTTACTGTCGCACCGAGCAGTACCACCAAACCGTCAACCCTTGCCAAGGCAGGTAACGGTGCTATCATCCAGGGACGCCCTGATGACATCGGTGTTGTACAGGTTGGCAAGACAGCTGACTTCCAGACTGCTTATCAGATGATTGGGTCACTGACTCAACGTCTGAACGAAGCGTTCCTAATCCTCAACGTGAGGGACAGTGAGCGCACTACGGCAGAGGAAGTCCGTATGACACAACTCGAACTTGAGCAGCAGCTAGGTGGATTGTTCTCCCTGCTGACTGTTGAGTTCTTGATTCCTTACCTCAATCGTAAACTCAACGTTGCACAAAAGACCGGTGAGATCCCCCGACTTCCTAAAGGTGGTATCATTCGACCTACAATCGTCGCTGGTATCAATGCTTTGGGTCGTGGTCAAGATCGTGAAAGCCTTGGTCAATTCCTACAAGTTATTGCACAGACTATGGGTCCAGAAGCTATTGGTCAGTTCATCAATCCCGATGAAGTCATCAAGCGTCTGGCAGCAGCATCCGGTATTGATGTACTCAACCTAGTGAAGAGTATGGACGAGCTGCAAGCTGAGCAACAGCAACAGATGGCACAACAGCAAGAGATGATGGCTATGCAACAGGCTCCACAGATGGCAGCCGTTGAACAAAAGCAAGCTCAAGCTGAGATGCAAATGATGCAACAACAAGAACAACAAGCCCCTATCCCACCACAATAAAGAATGGCTGAAACACTTACGATGAAAGAAACACCCAAGAACTCTGAGGTTTTGAACTCAGACGAACAAGACTCCCTGGCGGTTGCTGAGTCTCTTGAGGGTGGAGAGCAGCCGCTGCTTGCAGGTAAATTCAAAGACCCGCAAGCGCTTGAGCAAGCATATGTTGAACTTCAAAAGAAACTGGGAGAACCACGTGATGAAGTACAAAGCACCGAAGACGAAAGCGAGTCAACAGCACCAGCCGAGGAAGAAGAAACTTCATCCGAATCTGAGGCAGATGTCGAAACTCTTTCCGAGGCTCAAGCACAAGAGCTAATGGACATGGTGGGCGGTGACAAAGCCTACAAGTCTATGCTAGAATGGGCGGGCGACAACTTCTCTAAAGAAGAAGTCGAGATGTATGATGGTGTAATGGAGTCTGGTAACCCCAACGCTATCTTCTTCGCTGTCCAAGCCCTCCAAGCTCGCTACAATGATGCAGTAGGATCAGACGGTCAACTGCTCACTGGACGTGGTGCACAGAACACTGACGACTCCTTCAAGAGTCAAGCCGAACTGGTCGCAGCGATGAGCGATCCTCGCTATGATCGTGACCCGGCTTATCGTGCAGACCTGATGCGCCGTCTTGAAAACTCTGACGTTGAATTCTGATGACCGCTGTAACTGAAGACCGAGGTCGTCTAAACCTCTATGCAATTGAACCACCTATGACTGTTATGGATGTAACTGAAACCCACAATGAAAAGGCTGAGAAGCTTAATGGTCGTCTTGCTATGCTTGGCGTCATGGCGGCTCTTGGTGCTTATGCAATCACTGGTCAAATTATCCCCGGAGTATGGTAATGCCACAAGGTAAAGGAACGTACGGCACTAAAAAAGGTCGTCCCCCTAAAAAAGGAACTAAAAAATAATGGCTAAGCGTAAGTCAGTCAGTCTCAAAATCGGTAAACATAGATCACGTACCGGTGGCTTGACTGCTGCTGGTCGTAAAAAATACAACGCCGCAACAGGTTCTAATTTAAAAGCACCTGTTACCGGAAAAGTTAAACGTGGTAGCAAAGCTGCCAAACGTCGCAAGTCCTTCTGCGCTCGTATGCGTGGTGTAAAAGGACCAATGAAAGACAGCAAAGGTCGTCCCACCCGCAAGGCTCTTGCTTTACGTAAATGGAAATGTGGTAAATCCTAATGGCAAAACCTGGACTTTATGCTAACATCCATGCTAAACGCATGAGAATCAAACGCCAAAAAGCAGCTGGCAAAACCCCTGAAAAGATGCGGAAGGTTGGTGCTAAAGGAGCACCGACTGCTGCTAACTTCAAACGAGCTGCAAAAACTGCTAAAAAAAAGTAACTAACTAATTAACATGAAATCTATTATCGCTTCCGGTCTCCTCCTCGGCATGGCACACGGTGCCGCTATTGCTGGTCCCTACGTGAACGTTGAAAACAATGCTGGTTTCACTGGCTCTGACTTCACCTCTCAAACTACCGACTTCCATGTAGGCTATGAAGCCGAAGGTCCTTTCGGTTCTTGGGGTGTCCAAGGTGGTCCTTCTGTTGTCGTCCCTGATGGCGGTGAACAGGAGACCGTGCTGACTGCCAAGCTCTTTGGTTCTGTCGCCGCTACCGAAAAGCTTTCCGTCTATGGTGAGTTGTCGGCTGCGTTCGATGACACTAACTCCTACGGTACCAAGGCTGGTCTGAAGTACAGCTTCTGATTTATACAGCCCGCCACTGGATGTGAGCCTTGGGCGGGCTTTACAAAGTGCTCAAATACATAAGACTGTAAATGTAACCGCACTTTTAAATGACCGCTACTATCGCACAAAGGCAGTCTCGCTCCACCTGGGAGGAGTTCTGCCAGTGGGTAACGTCCACTAACAACCGTCTTTATGTAGGCTGGTTTGGTATCCTTATGATCCCAACTCTGCTAGCCGCTACTATTTGTTTTGTAACTGCCTTCGTGGCAGCACCCCCTGTAGACATCGATGGAATCAGAGAACCAGTCGCAGGATCCCTCCTGTACGGAAACAACATCATATCGGGAGCCGTCGTTCCGAGCAGCAATGCCATCGGACTACACTTCTACCCAATTTGGGAAGCTGCTACACTTGATGAATGGCTCTACAACGGGGGTCCATTCCAGCTTGTCGTTTTCCACTTCCTCATTGGCATCTATTCTTACATGGGACGAGAGTGGGAACTTAGCTATCGACTAGGTATGCGCCCCTGGATCTTCGTTGCTTACTCTGCACCTGTTGCAGCAGCAAGTG